GCTGAACAAGAACGAGAACAATGTTTTTGGCGTATCCAATTAAATTCACTACAACCTATTTTTTTCTCAAAAAACTTTTCGCATACCTCACACTTTTTTTCTATTTGTTTCATTCTTATATCTTAACATACTGTTGGTGATAGAAGAACTTGACAAGTGAGATTTATACTTGTGAACCGTCTCCCGCTGACCACATCCAACCACGAAGGTCTGATGCACCCATAACTGCTAGACAGTTGAAGTTCATAATTAAATCTTGGTTTCCTTGAAGGTCCACAACAGCTGGTTCAGCTCTTGTTGGAAGTGCTTCAATGTAAAGGAATCCATAGTCTGCGTTCTTCATCTTTGAATCACACATACCCCATTGTAGTCCATCCAAAGCTAGGTTTTGGTATGGAGATAACTCGACAATTTTAAATGTCTCAGTTGCTGGAGCGTTGTTGTAAATGTTCGTTTGAGCTGGAGCAAGTCCTTTCTCAATTGTACCCATAACAGTTTTAGCTGTTTGAGCAGTGTTTGAACCTCTACGACACACAAGTGTGTCCAAGTCTGAAATAAGTGGTAATCCTCTACCATCTTTCTTAACTGAGTGTAACCGTCTTGCGGCTAGCAGAGCTGAGTAAGAAAATACTGGTGAGTTAGTAGCACCGTCTACGATAACATTTGACCACGCTGCTCCTCCATCTTCACGAGGGTGGGCTTGTGACCAATACTCAACTGCATCCGCACCGGTTGTTGCAATCGGTTGAGGAGTTCCTACCCCATTGATAGGTGTCCATGTGAATGAAGTTGTGAAACCTTGAGCCAGTAATGACTGTGCAAGGTAGTTTTTAGCATGCTCGATAGCATCCTTTCCTTCTAATACTTTTGCTTTAACTTGTCCTTTAATCTTAGCTGCTGCTGATTCGAAAAGGAAGAAGTTTGATTGGAAAGTCAAACGTACTTTTTTAGTAAAGTGCATTTGTGTATAGTTCTTTGAGAAACCTTGGATTGGTGCATCGGATGCTCCAATTCCTCCGTCTGGGATTATCTCAGCCATTCCTAGACCTGTAACACCAGTATCTGAATAGATTCTTTCGTTATTATCTACCTTGTGCATAAAGTCGAGGTATTCGGCTCTAACAGTTGGTGAAGTCTTGGGTGCAATGTGTTTTACCACATTATTTACGATGACTGCATAATCTTGTATTGTTCCTGCCATATATATTTTACGTTAATTGGTTAATAATAGATTATAGAGTCAAAAATCTACCGATAATCTTTTTATCAGCTGCATCTCCATAAGTTTCGATTTGTTGGATTATACCAGTCTCACTAGTAGTTCCAGTGTTGTTCACTTCTTCTGAGTCTGTTAAGACCATAGCTTGACCATTGTGTTCAGCATCAGAGTTGTTTGTTGTTGCAAAGATGAATGTATCTTCGTCTGATGGTACGATATAAGAAACCCGAGTTTTAGCATCTACTGCTGCAATATCTTCATTACATACACCTAATAGGTCAGCTGAGACAGTTCCATTGTCTGCTGCTACGGCTAGTCCTGCTGTAAGAGCTAGGATTTCTCCTTTTGCTAGAACAACAGCTGAGCCTTTATTAGTTTCAGCTAGTTGACGTGTATTCTTAATTGTTGCTTGTTTTACTTCTGCCATAAGATTTTACGTTTTAGATTGTGTAGAACCTATTCGTCTTCAGCTAGAAGTTCCAAAGCCTTTTCTTCCGACATTCCAGTATCTGTCATTTCTTTTATAGATTGTTTCATCTCTGGAGAATAACTTTGTTTAGCTACGGTTCCACCAGGGAATTGCATAGCATTAACTTTATTCTGAACGTCAGCACCTTTTAATACTCTTTCTTGAATAGTTTCAGAGGGTTTGAACATGCTTTCTTGAGCGAGTTCTAGGACTGTCATTAACTCCTTACCACTTTTGTTTTGCCAATTGTAGTTGTTGTCAACGAAGTCAAAGAATACTTCTCTAGCATCATCATCTTTAAGATGGGCATGTCTCTCCACGAAAGTATTAACGGTGTTCTTAACTTCAGCTTGTAGTCGTTCCTGTTGAAGTATCTCTTGGATATCTTCTTTAGTAGCTCCTCCAAGTGCTTTTAATCGTTCCTTGTCAGCTTTTAAGCCTTCATCTTCTTCTTCTGCTTCAGGTTTTTGGGATTCTACTCCACTCTCATTGAGTGGGTTGATAATTTTATCTGAACCATTAAGAGTTTTCAGTTGGTTCTTAGTAGTCTTAATATCGTCAGATATTGTTTGACGTTGCTCATCAGTCTTAGCTAGCTTTCGCTTTTTAACTAAGTCCATAAGTTCAATGCGTTTCTCGTAAGATTCGTCTGATTCAAACTTCCCTTTATTCGGAATACGATAGTCATATTCTTCAGGTTTTGCTTCGTCATTTGGAGGGGTGCTGGGGTCCTCCGCCTTCGGAGTTCCTTCTTCTTCTTCTGATTCTTCTGATTCTTCCTCAGTATTATCCTCGGGAGTTCCAGTTTCATCTTCTGTAGTAGTAGGTTCTTCTTCTGGTTTGACCTCCTCGCCTGGAGTTGGTGCTTTTCCAGCTTTGACCGAATTGATAGACTCTTCTATCTCTTTATCGAGAGTAGTTTCGTCAATTTCTTCAGTATTTATCACTTTTTCATCTGTTTTTTCAGGTTCCATATATTTTTTCCTATCCGTATCGTGGATGGTGACGATGGTTAATTAAATTGTATAATGGTTTTTAAATAATTGCAACTCTATCTATCGGAAAACTTAACGTGAGTTTTAACTCTTTCTAGTTTTCTTTTTAATGTGTCAGCGTTTACTGACCCTTCATTAAGGAATGATAGTGCGTGCTTTTGGAAATCTCCAACAATTGAGTTGTTGAATTCTCCGATGTCAGTTGAATATTTTATAGGGATGATTATAAGATAAACTTCCTTATCATCTTGTTTATAAAATAGTATGTTGTCTTCAGGTTTAAAGACTTTGTTAAAAGTCTCTATTAAATCCTCTCTAACAACAGGACTTCCACAAGTTCCTTTAAAACTTGATGGTACAACTCCTCCGAAGAAGTATTCTTCATCGGCTACTTCTTCTCCTTGTGTATTTAATAAATTAGCAGTGTTCCCTTTGTTCTCTGCAATGATTCTTTCACTTTCCGTAAGAAACCCTTTTTTAGTTTCAGCTTCTGGTGTTTTTACCTCATCCTTGTTTGTAACTTTCTTTTTTGTTGTTGTTTTTTTTGGTGCCATATAATTTTTCCTATCCGTATCGTGGATGGTGACGATGGTTAATCTTCTTTTTCTTTTAAATTTTTAAACGACTTATAAAACTTCTCTATATACTCAGTCATTTCAGGTTGTAATTTCTTTTTGAAATCATCTAAGTATTCTTTTGTCAATGTTATTGTCGGAGCATCTTCATTTATTTTAGCAGTTTTAGCCGCTTCCTCAATTAGTGCAAACTCAAGTGGATACGGGTGAGTGTAATTTATTCTAATTTTCTCACCAGCTTTCATGTCTTTATCAAGTACGCATTCGAGTTGTCTTCCTACCTCAACAACATTTATTCTATCAGATTGAACAAATGTTGCTGCGAGCGTATTTGAATTAACTTGGTTAATTAAGATTGAAGACATTTCGTCTGCACTTATTTCAAAGGTGTCTCCACTTTTAGAAATAAATTTTAGCAGCTTTTCTTTTTTAGCCTTCTTTGAATACCCCACTTGAATAGTGTAGTCTTTCTTTTTTAATTCTGTTGCTGTCATTGCCATAATAATTATTTTTGTTTATTGTCTTCGTCTGTGTGTAATTTCCCCTGTCTGATTCCTTCTAGGTGGTCTACCATTGTTGTTAGCATCTTTCCTTGAACATCAAGTCTTATCGCATGAACTACGGTTTTCCACTGAGTATCATCAATTAAGTCAGGGACTTTTTCCATACAGTCTTTCATCAACTCAATGATTATTGGAGCATGCTCACTTTGAGCTAATGCAATCTTTTTTTGTCTTATACTTTGTTCATTTTCATCCATAATGTTTTATTTACCTTGGTATCTATCCATTCTTTTTATCCTCTCAGGGTTTCCCCCTTCGGCTTCAGAAAAACCTCTTACTCCAAGGTTATACATATTGATGTTGTATCTATCCTCAGGGTTTCCTTGATAAGTTCCGTTTCTCATCATTTGTTGCATCTCTCTCTGTTGTTCCTGAATTGCCATTCTTGCGGCAATCATACTATCAACAGGGTCGTTGGGGTCATATTCCCGACCAAGCTCTTCCCGAAACTTTTCCTTAATCAATTCGTTATGAATTTCGTTGACCTGCATCAGACCTTTATCCGTTGGGTCTGCTCCACCAACCATCGCAGCATTTTCAAATGTTGTTTCTGGTCCTTGTTCTCTTCTAGCTATCTCTCCAAACTCATTCGGAGATATCCCAGCCAATTCAGACTGTTTAATGAAATCAGGGTAATACTGTTTAGGAATAACTGGTGGAATATTATATTTAGCAGTCTTAGGTTTTGCATCATCCCTGATTATAATTGGATTACTATTTGGATTCTCATATCTTTCGGTCCCCGTAAAATAATCAGATATTTTACCTGTTACATTAGAGACTGAGTCTTTAGCTGAATTGTATAAATTTCGTATGCTCATAGTATTATCCTTGGTTACCTGCACGCCCTATGCTTGCATCTACCGCACTCCCCATGGGAGATTGGGGTCTCGGTACCTCATTGGGATTTTGAGGTTGTAAGGGGTCCATTCCGTCTGCCGCCATCTGTTGACCCATTGGCATGGCTTCACCAGAACCCCCGGGTCCAGCTCCGCCAGCCATCGCTTGCATCGCAGTGTTTTGTGCCTCTTGCTGCATTTGTTGTTGTTGCATTTCAAGTTGTTTTTGGGATGGTTGCATTCCGATAATTGCATCGTAATCAGTTTTTGAAATATAGTCAAACACATCTCCATTTTGGATATCTAATAGTTTTTCAAGTGCCATCAATTGAGAAGCTGCTGCTTCAGGGTCTTGATTTCTCATTGAGTAAATCAAAGTAATTTGATTTGTAATCACTGGGAATAAAGCCATGTATGTTTGCTTCTGGATTTCAAGTGATGGAAGAAGCATAGAATCAGGGTCGATAACAAATTGAATATAATCAGACATGTGTCCTGTATTCTTCAACTCGTCAAACAATCCTTTCGCTGATATTTGTCTTACATCAGTCTTATCCATAACCTCTCCTTCAGATGTGAAGTCAAAATTAAGTCTTAGATTCTGAGAAGCCGCTACCACAGTTCCTACTGGAATTCCGTAGTCATCAAGAACTTCTTGAGTTTCAATGAAGTAGTCTGGATTTTGTTTTGTGAATTCTGCAAGTTGGTCATCAGTATCAATCATAAAGATTTTATCTGTTGAGTATAATTGTCTAATCCATGTTGTCGCAATGTGAGCATCTTTTTCAAGACCTATAACTACTGAGTTCTTAGGTGGGGTTAGTCTGTTGTAAGCTGCTTCTTTTAGAATAACAGTTGAACCAAGAGTTGTTTCAGATTGTGTACCTGCAACAATATTGTTCACCCCAGTGTTCTCTTCAATAGCTATTTTTTGCTTATCAGCGAACTGAACTCCTTGTTGAACATTTCCTGATGTTTTTACTACATCAATATCACTTCCTGGATTCTTAGGGTTAACAACATTCGGTCCTCTCTTATAAGTGTTAGTACCATTTTGAACTTGGGTTCCAAATAGTAGAGGAAAAATTTCAGCTTCAACTTGTTGAGCATTCAAAGAGTTGATATATGTAAACAGTGCTGTATTTCCTCTCATCATTTCGTATAGACCAACACCATAAGGGTCGTTCATATTCTTTTGGAAACAACGAGTAACAATAACAGAACCGTGAGACCCATCATTAGGAAGTTCCCCATCATAAATAACCATTTTTCCACAAACTACAACGTACCTGTTTGTAAGTTCATTTTCATAATAACCAATAGTAACGCTGGTTTTCGATTTCTCACTATTTTCATCCTTAGCTTCTTCAGAAACAGAACAGTAATCTAATTTCTTTCTATTTTTATTTTCTTTAGCTTCAGGATACATCTCGTAGAATTGTTCCTTCGGTAAATCTTTCTCATAGTAGACTTCGGTCTGTGACCAAACATCTCCATTATTAAATCCAATACCTAACCAAGTTCTTGATGGTTCAAGTGGTTCTCTGTAAATATCATCGTATAAAATTTTATCAACTCCATTTCTTTTTACTTGAACTCGTCTTGGATATACTCTCCAAGCAGCCCATCCATATGTAAATAAGTTTTGGTATGTAAGCATCAATGTGTTCGCTCCATTACTTCCAGTCATAGACCAGTTTCTCTTCCATAGTTCATACATTGCTTTTGCATACACTTTATCATCTGCAATTGTTTGAGCATCTGGAAGTTTTCCAGCTAGAACTGAAGTAGCAATCATAATTTTTGAGAATGCTATAGGTTCTTGAGAAGTAGGAACTCCCGACCTGTTTTGGTCTCTTCCATTTAGTTTTTGTGGGTATACATTTATATCGTATGAACCATCAGCTTGTTTGCTATAAAATGTTGATGAGCCCCACCCTGATTTTTCGTAGAGCTTTTCTCCATATGAAACTTGGGTGTTCATTAAATTAGCATCAATCTCTTGTTGTAGAGCATCGAACTTTTCACGATACTGACTCTTCTTCATTTCCTTCTTCTTCTCCTCTATAAATTTAACAGTGTCAGTGTCAGTAGGTTTTGTAGACCTTTTTTTAGATTTCTTGACATTCATGTTCTCAATGTCGTTTTTTTCTTTATCGTAATTACTTGGCATTTTAATGATTTTTATAGGCTTTAATATTATTAATTATGTACCATATTATTTTTAATTGCAACTTAAATATCCTTTTTAAAGTTTAATATCACTTTTTAGTGATGGATTTCGTGTACTCCATGTTGTTCTTCTCCGAATATAGACTTCATATGTGAGAATCCTTCTTCATCTTCCTCTTTAAAGTCTTGTTGTCCCTGTTCTTGTAAAATAGCGTAGCCGATTGAAGCCGCCATGATAATATCATCATGCTTTTTAGCCATAGCTTCAGGCTTCCCTTTCTGATTTCTGATGAAAGTAAGCATCTCATTAAGTATTTGTTTAGGAAACCCTCGGTCCTTTCTAAAGAATACTGCTTTCAGTGCTGCC